GTGTGCACCCCCCCCCCCTCGGTGGATATTTCCCTGATAGAACTGTTCGTCTGTTCGGGGCGGTGCTTGTTTCGATAAACTTGTTCTTGCGCCGACAAGTTCTTTCTTCTTCTGCCGTGAAGTTCTGTCCGCTTGTTGTTGAGTTCTTTGCACCCCCCCCCTATACGCCTTGCGTAATAGATCGCTTCAGCAACTTCCTTGCCGATAAGCGGATAGCCGTACTGTGTTATCACATCTTTGAAACGCACATCGGGGTAGACAATATCCACATTATCGTGCGCCATAGCGAACTGTCTTATTTCGGGGTATTCAAGCCCTGTGTTGGAGAAGACCGCCTTGACATTCGGATAAAGGTTGCGGACTATATCGAGGAGAACGGTACTATCCTTACCGCCGGAAAAGCTGACATACACTCCGTCTTCTCCGTACTTGCCGACCCACGCCCTTATCCTGTCTTCCGTCAGCCTTATCTTGAGGTCGAGGGGAAGCGACTGCATATAGCGCAGTTCCTCTTTAGTGTGCCTATTCTCCACGCCTGTCTTCTCCTGGTTCAAACATTACTGAGCTTAATAGGCACTCAATTTTTATAGGCTTGTCCCACCATAGCCTGACAATGCCTGTTGAGCCGGGGATGTCTATAGTGCATCCGCTACACGACTGCGAAAACACTATGGCATCGCTATAGTCTGTGATTATTTCATATTCTTCGCCGTTTGGGGGACGACCTATAAGAATTATTTTGTTATATCCGTTCTTGCCCCAAAAGCCATCATAGGCTTTCTCGCTATCGATGATAAAAAGCTCTTGGAACACTTTACTCTTTAGCGGAACGGCTTTTTCTATAAACTCTTTTATTGATTTCTTCATTTCTTACCCCACTCAAAACCAAAGTCGCTGCGCTTGATCTTGCATTTCGGCTCTCCATCAAGCCAAAAGACAATACCCTCTATCTCGGTTTCTGCTAAAAACTGCTTTATTCCATCGAATGTCCTACGGACTTTCAACTCGTCTTTACCGTGGGGGACGAGGGTATCAATGTTCATCCCGTAAGGGTTGCCCTGAAAATGCACGCCTATTGCTTCATAAGTTCCGTCCTCGACAGGATGCGTAGCGGCATAGTTTTTTAGGGCATCAAAATACCACTTATCGGCAGGGTTGTTTTCAGCGACTATAACCCAATGAGGGAAATGCCCTGTTATCGGGTCAGGTTCAGGCTGACAGGGAATTGCGCCACCGGGAATACTTCTCCCCTTCTTTGCATCAAACCTCTTGTAAAAGTGTCCGTCTATTATTGCCGTGCAAGATCCGTCCCACTTTACAGTAGCTACGCCTTTCTTGAACGCTTCTTCGCAACCATCTGTGATTTTTTCGGTAATGCCTACGACCTTGTGATTTTCGTAGACCCTCTCAAATAATGTCGGTATCTTCTTCATTATTTTCCCCTCGCTCTAAATAAGTTCTGCTATTGCTTCATCTATACTTCTATTGTGATGAACTCTATAATAAAGTTTTGTATACTTGATGTTGTATTCTTTGGAGATTTCGGATAGCGTCTTCCTCTCTCCAGCGATTTCATATCTTATGTTTTGCCTGGTATTAAGCGTTTGTTCTGCTTGTGTTGCCCAACGGCAATTTGTAGGATCGTAGTTTCCGTTGTTATCTATTCGCTCTAAAGTACATTCCCCACGCTTTGCGGTTTCATCGTACCCATTCGCTAACGCCCAATTCCTAAATCTTGGGTAGTCTTTCCATTGTTCACATACGCATATTCCCCTACCGCCATAGTTTTTGTATTTTTTATTCAAACTATTCTCGCAACGACTTACCATCGCAATCCATACACTATATAACCGCTCTTTGCTACCACCGTGTATGGTCTTCGTGTGGTTGTATTCTATGAGCTTTTCTTTATGAAGACACCCACAAGAAGATGTACTACCACTTGTTAAACTGCTACTTAAAACATTTACTTCATTACCGCAGTCGCAAACACATTTCCAAATGGTAACTCGGTGGCTTTTCCCTATCGGCTCAACAACCGTTAGTCTTCCAAATCGTTTTCCTGCAAGGTCATTTCTTATGTTTCCCATTTTTCTTGCTCTCCAAAACTCTTGTTATTGCTTTATGGTTATTCAGTAAAGAGATAAACAACTCGCTTGATCTAAACATATAGGCTTCTTCGTATTCCTCGCAGTCCAGCAAGCGGTAAGATCCGTCTGCTTTCAGGAACAGTCCGTAGCGTTTGATCGTTTCTGCGAACTTCAGCGGTTTCTCGCTCTGCTCTGTGTATGCCATCGCATAGGCGGCGGTTTGGCAACAGACCGACACCAACGCTTCCTTCGTGGGGGTCGAGGTCTTTAGGTCTACGATGGCGAACTCACTTCCGTTCAGCGTTCCTATCCTGTCAAGAGTTCCGATGTACTTGTCGCCTACGCTATAGACTATCTGCTCAACCCCTGTCCATCTCGGTCTGTATATCTGCTCCCATTCGAGGTACGCCCTGATGTAGCCTTCGGTTTCCGGCACTACCTCAAGTTCGCCGCCAAGATCGTAAACTTCCAACGCTTCGTGGACGGCTCTGCCACGGTTCGCAGCGTACTCCAGAACGCTTGGGTTGACCTTGCCGTAGCCCCTGTCCGTCAGCGGCTTCAGGATCGTAGTCACGGACGGAACTTCCATGCCGTCTACCAGGTAGATGTGTTCGGCTTCGGAAAATATGATTTCAGGCTTTCTTGCCACCATAGAACACCACGCTTTCTAACCTCTTGACCCTATCGTAGAGGTCGTCTATACAGTCCTTAATTCGCCCAATTTCAACCCTTACTTCCTCGGTAGTAATAACTGTCCGCTCATCGTCGTTTCGTTCGTTAGAGGGGCGAATATGGTCGTTACAGGCGGCTTCGTAGCCCTCGTTGTACCCTACCTTGTAGCCGTTTTCGTAGCCCTGATTGTACGCCGTGATCGCTGCCTTGCTGAAGTAGTCCTTCGCATCTTCGCTCATAGTCTAAACTCCCCTTTCATTTCCACATTCTGTTTTATGCTATCCATATTGTAGAGGGCGGTAGTCGCCGCTTCTATGCTCTCGTCGGTATGTTGGGAAGCCGCCGCAATGAAGTGTTCGATTTCTACCTTGTAGGCGACCATGCCCCCGATTATCAGGAGCGCAAGCCCTGTGTTAAATATCGTCAGTATCAGTATTGCTATCAGCATCTTCTCTCCTTTCTGCCTTTGAGCAGAAGTCGTTTTTTGCGGGGTAAATTGAGTGGTAGTCGCAATACCCTGTTGGCATATTGTATTTATGTATGTTCTTCGCCGGAGTGTACCACTTACAATCCTTACACTTGAGGATGTCCCACTTGGCGTGAACCCATCCGTCCGACCAACCCTTGTAATATTGGTCACGATCATAGTTAAGGGCTTTCAGTAGTTCATTCTTGTCTACCGTTATGTCGTAGTTTTGAATTACCTTTAGGACATCGCCCTCAAGTTTTGTCTGCATATCTCCATAGATAACATCTATAGGGCTTTGGTAACTCATTCCTCGCTCTCCTTTCGTTTGCCCCTTGAACAGAAGTCATTTGGCTTTGGCATAGTCAACCGCCCGACTGCAACGCAATAACCGTAATCTAAAAAATCTTGAACAGGCTCTTCCCACCACTTACAGTCCTTGCATCTCACCAATTCGTCTATCTGTTCGCCGTTAAGCACGATCATTTCCCTGTTGTCGCTCATTCTTCCACCTCATCCATTTTCGCTCCGCACATATAGCAGTAGTCATAATGAGCCTGTTTTGGAGTTCCATAACAATACAACGGAGCATTACATTCAGAACATTTATATTCTTTTTCTCCATTGATAATTGTTTTAACATATACCCACTGTCCGTGCTTTGGTTCGGTGTTCATCGCATTTATTGCCCACGACAGAGCGTGATACCTTGTCGCTTCTTCTTCATCTCCAAAGAGATTACATTCACACCTCATATCGGACAGGATTTCGATTGCTTCTTCCTTGCTCATTCTTCCACCTCGTCCATTCTCGCTCTGTCGATGCTCAACCATTCAGGAATCGGAATTGTAACGATATCTTCAAACGCTTTTCCGCAATTAACGCAACAATTCCGTACCCGACAAATTAAGTGTCCAGGTCTTACGTCTGTGACTTTTACATCGAGAGATGCATCTGAATATAAGTGCATACCCAACATACATTTTATTGGTTTCATTCCTCCACCTCGTCTCTTTCACATACCAGCACAACATCTACGATTCTGTCGGGAAGTATATCTTTTATTAATCGTTTCGGAATCTGTAACTCCACCAGTTGCGTTCGACCATTGATCTCGTAGCGATATTCTGAAGACGAAAGCACTATTTGATATCTCATTCCTCCACCTCGTCCATTCTTTTTATCAATTCTGTCCAAGAGTTACGGCTTTCTTTTAACGTCTGCAAGTTTATTAGCCGTTGGGGTTATTACCTCATCGCTTATCAAGTTCATTCTTTCGCCTCTCCCCATGAACAGAAGTCCGTTTCTCTTTTGTTATAGATGCCTCCGTAGCGGTTACAACTACCTATTACTTGAACATCATCATATCTATTCCAAAACGTACAATCCTTGCACCTTACCACCTTGACATACTCGCCGTCTAATCTCACATCGCAAGTAGCCGTTCTCTTACAAGAGAAGTCCGCACAATATGGACACGCCATGTTGAAACATTCAGCCATCTCTTTCCCTCCTTCTCCTGATGTGAACTGTGATGGTAGCAAGTATGAGAAGAACTATTATCTCACCCCATATAGGAGCAAATACGAGCCACCAAGACCACTTTATGACTTTGCATAGTCGCAAGACAATAAATGCTATTTGGAGCAGACCAATAAATCCTATACCTGCAGTTCTATTGTCAGCCATTCTCTCCACCGTCCATTCTTACAGGGTGAGTTGTACTTCCATAAATACTCGACCCACAAACAGGACAGGTAATATATCCCAAACTAACCTCGCTTGCTTTATACTCTATCTTTGAGTGACACTCGTAACACTCTGCCTCATAAATTGGTACAGGTTTTCTATCTACTACTTTCATTCTCTCCACTGTCCTTTCGCTCTCCGTCTGCGCAGAAGAAGTTGTCATCAACCTCAATATAGACATTTTGCTGACAACCTTTGCCATTTGGGATCATATTTGCATAGTTGTATTTGCAGTCCTTGCACCGCACGACCTCTACCATATCCACGACAGGTTTATCAAACTTCGGTGCGTACTGTCTTGCGATTTCTATCGGGTTGTAATTCCTCTGTTCCATTCCGTGGAACTCATAATATACATCTGTCGGACATCTGTCAGTCATTCTCTCACCGTCCATTCCCATTATCACGCTCTCGGCAAAGGGGTGCGACTTGTCCTCGCCGATTAAGTCCATTCTCGCTCCGCAGTTCGGACAGTAGTTTGGCCTGTCATAAACCCCCTCTCCACACTCGGAACAACAGTATTCTGCATCGCCTGACTCGTATTCTGTGAATACCCACCGTCCGTGCTTTATCGGTTCGGATTCGTGTGCGGATGCCACCGCTTTAATTTGAGTTGTAATAGCCTTATTAAGTTCCAACAACAGTTCGTCCTTATATGTCATTGGCGATTCTTCGTCATCATCGCAGATGTCGAAAAAATCAAAGATTGATTTATGCACCACATCAATCGCCGCTTGTCTACTTATTAAATCACTCATTCTTCCACCTCATCAGTCTTATACGGTTTTGGTAGTGGCATCCACGCAACTACCTTTGCGTATTGCGGTACATCCATAAGATGCCAGTGCCAATCCGTTGTAAGTTGAGTCCAAAAATGGTTTATATTTGTCCACCGACATTCACATTGATAACCGAAATCCGTGCATACCCAATAGCTCTTTTTTTGTTCCTCAGGCAATCGCTCTGAACAGGGTATCCATCTTGGCTCGGCTTCAATGGTCGGTGCAACCGTAACGAGATATACTGCATCGTTCCAACTTGCGCAGCAAGCACGATTACCAGTCATTGTCGCTTCTACTGCACGCTCGTTGTATAATTTTTCCATTTCACACAATAAAACTTTTCTGTCTATTAAGTTATCCATTCTTTCCACCATTTTTCATCTTTCCGTACTACTGGGTCAAAACCTCTGCAAGCACGTTTCAATACACCTGCGCCTGTACAGGTGGAAGAGTAAACGCACTCAATGCAGTACCGATCTTTCCACTCTTCCGAGCCTATTTTCTGTATCTTGTCAGCCATTCTCTCCACCGTCCATTCTCACAATATGTTCCCCGCTATATGTACCCGTCCAGTGATAATTCCCTGCAGTGTCTGTATAGCGGTTATATACTATTTCGGTAGTAGCGATAGTTCTGCACTTCTCGCAATTACCGTCACAGAACGCCCACCCTTGAAGTCCGCAAGGTCTTAACTCAACGCCCATTCTCTTCACCATCCATACGGCTTCCGCAGTTCGGGCAGAAGTGTGGCTTAGATAAGCAATACCACATTTCCGAACCTCCTATAAAACTTGAGGCTCTTGTGCCACAAACGGAGCAAACATATTCGTTATAAGGCTCACTATCTGATTCAAGAACCCAATGTCCGTGCTTTGGCTCGGCTTCTAACTTCTCCATTTTCGGACAGTTGCACCCAAGGCAAGTTGAAGCAGTCGGCTCGACTGTCGGCAACGCCTTGATGTATTCCCTTACCATTCGGAGCGCACATAGAGAACCGTAAGCAGACGGCGGCAACTCAAAATCTTCAAAATATCCGTCTTTGTGTGCCGCTATGTCATCGTCTATCAGTTCAACAAGTTTGTCTGCATCTATTAGCCTTCCACCCATTTGTCGCACCACCCATCGTCATAAACTTCCTCGTTCAGCCATTCGCTTTTGCTGTTTCTGCAACGGAACACCTCGTCAACGGCATCCCATTCGTAAGACACGCAGGTTTCGCACCTCTGCCCGTTGTAGCGGCACTCCATTTCGTAGTGCCTCGCCTCGCACGCATCGCACTCCGCTTTGCTGAAGCCCCGGTTGCAACCCTCGCAGTAGTCGGGATCACGATCATACAGATCCATTTCTCCGTCGCTATACCAACTCATCACACCACCCCCTTGTCCTCAAGCCAATCGCACACGGCGTACTTGCAGTCTTGCCAATCTTCCGACTTGCCCCAATTTCCCTCTGCTCTGCGACTGTAAACCGTGTCCACAAGTTTCTCCCACGCATCGCACATCGCATCGTGACACTCCTCGCAGTATTCCTCATCGGGCTTTATCGGCTGACCGCATATCTTACAGACCCCCACTTCCTCTATGTCCGTGCTTCCACACTCATCGCAACGGAAGTGTCCGTCCAAGTTCTTCTTCACCGTCCGCACCTCACCACAGTAAGTGCAGTACCCGAAGTCCTCTATGTTCATTTCCTATACCTCTCATCCACTACTCTCGCCACCAACAGTTTCTTGTAAAGTTTCTCGGCGTACTTTTCAGCTTCTTCCAGGTCGGCAAACTTCACAGGCTCTGTCTTCCACTTCTTATCTCCCATCTGCCGTGTTTCGATTAGAAACATAATCTTCAAACCTCTCTACGGATCTAAAAATAAATCTGTTGTTTACCCAACGCTGCAAGTGCCGAAGCGTGTGACCCCTTGGAATATGCTCCTTGTCGTAGAGCATTACATAAGGCGTGTAGCCCATTTCCCTTAAGGTGTATATCCGCTCAAGGTCTTGCTCTATCGTTGTTCCGAAATTGCACAGACAGTACACAGTCAGGTTTCGCTCGTTTATGTCGCTTATTCGCCGGAACATCTCGAACTTCGGTAAGATCATTTCCTTGTCTTCGTAGCGATCCCAAGCGAAATGCACCATCTCCAAGTTGATTTCGTGTAAGGCTTTCGCCTTTTCCTCTGTCATCATCCTGATGTCCAACCCCTGGTTGAAGTTCACCCTCGCTCCGCTCCGTGCGAGTTGTTCAAGGATGTTTCCCCACTCGCTGCAAGCAAGTACATTCGGGTCGAGTATGTCTATCGCTTTCTGCCCGTCCCAGAACTCGTTTAGGTCTGCGACTTTATATGACTTGCGCCCTTCTTTCTTCCCGACTATGCAGAACTCGCATCCTCTTGGACACCCTCTGCTCATAAACCCATACGCACGATCCGTGACCTTATATATGGAATAGTCAGGGGAGATATGTTCAATGGGGGGGGGTAGACTGTTATCTGCCTTTCGGTCAAAGACCTCTTTGCCGTCTTCAAGGTGTATGCAGTAACCGCTACCGCCCTTTACCACCTCGTCAGCGTTTATCGGGTACATATAGTCCTCGCTGAACGAGAAAACCTTGCTCATATACACCTTGTCGTAGCGACCGCCGAATAGCGGTTCGTACCACTCCACCGTGTCGCCTTTCGCCTTATGCCACGCCGATAGTTTCATCAACGGTAGGTTTGGGTAATTGTGTCCGTCAACATCTATTAGACCGACTTTCATTATTCCTCTCCGAAGTGGGGCTTCGCTTTTGTTAATCCGTCTGAAAACTCGATCTGACGTGGCAAAATCCCCTTGCAAACGTAGATGCTTTGAAAGTTAGGTGAATTACCCTTACATTCTTCATTGAAGAAGTGCATACGCCCTAATGGGATCAACAATTCAAAGTCATTATCTTTAAAAAGACTCCACCGTGTTTTACTGTCGAACAATCCGTTAAAGTTTAAGATCATAGCGAACGGAACACCTGAGTCAAACAGCTTTTTTAAGATCGCTTCCCTTTTACTGAATGGTGGATTGCTCACTATAGCGTCATAGTCTTGTAGGTTATCTATCTCAAAGAAGTCTGTGCCTGTCTTTATATGGCTATAAGTGACATCAAATCCGTTTGCATTTAAGACTCTTACATAGTTACTATCTTCCGTATCAAATGGACAAAGCACTTTTTTAACCCCCCCCCCATGAAGATACGGCACTATCAGATCCACACATTCTTTTGGCGTATACCATTCATCTGTGTTGCTCTGTTTGATCTGCTGTGAGAAGTTCATCTTCCGTCTCCATATCGTTTACTACCGCAAGCAGCTTCGCATAGGACTGTAGCGGCTCTTCGGTGCTGTAGTGGCACTCCGTAGCTATCTTGTTTAACAACTTGCCTTTACTGATTAAATCGCTCATCGTCTTTCTTATTTGATATACTTCTGCATTATTCCTCTCCGAAGTGTTTTTAGTTACCGTCATCGCAATTATCATCAGCCTTTTATCAGGGTAGCTTAACCCACCATTCAAAAGGGATGTCATCATCCGTAAGCTGCGTGAACCCTTCGGGTATCTTTTCCTGAACTCCGGCGGTTTCTTTTTCATTCTGCGGAGCGTTGGTTTCTTTCGTCAGGAAGTCCACCCTGTCGCAAGTGACCTCTGTGGTGTAGATTTTCTTGCCGTCCTTCTCATACGATCCTGTGGTGATATGCCCTTCTATCAGCACCATATCGCCCTTGTGTTTGAAGTTGCAGAAGTTCTCTGCCTGTTTGCCGTAGACCACGATGTTGATGAAGTCCGCTCCGAGGTCTTTGCCGTCCTTTCCCTTGCCCCTGTTGACCGCTATCGAGGTCTTGCCTATCGCAAGGTTGCTCCCCTGCGAATACTTGATCTCCACATCACGGACTAACCTTCCGCAAATAAATGCCCTATTCATTCTTAAGCCCTCGCTCCTACTACTGTATCTATGTATGCTATCTTTGCTATGTCATCCCACTTAAGGAGATACCCACCCATAAGTTTCTCGGCGTTCCTTCCGCACTTCTGGACTTCCATTATGGGAACTCTTATTTCAGGGTTCGTGTCGAGGTTGTATACCTTGTACCCATCTCCCGGTTTAACGAGAAGGTAGTTCCCTATGAAACCTACGGAGAGCATATCTTCCTTCCCGAAGAACTCTGCGTACTTTTTCCCATAGAAGCGGACGCTCATGTACTCGGTCTTACACGCCTTGTTAGTATTATGACCTATATACACATCCACCTTTTCGCTGACGGTCTGTTTCCCTCTGCCGACTCTGCTATTGCTTGTCATCCAGACGGCACTATTCACATCGAAACTCATTCTTTCCACCTCTCTAAATCTTCAGTTATCGGTTCTATTGTTATCTCGCAGCGAGGGTGTTCTTTGTCGAGAAATACCCTTGAGCCGTCCACCGCATACATCACATTCCTATTGTCATCGCTGATGATGCCGTATGCCGTCAGGACATCGGCGGTACATTCGATGAGATTGACCAAATCGACACGCCGTCTTGTACTGCGGTAGTAAATGCACTTGATGTTCACAGGCTCGTCTATCGGTTTCTTCAGCTTCGGCAAGTAGATCGCACAATGCCGGAGATACGCTTTATATTCCTTCGACGGACTGATGAACGGTCTTCCTGTCGCCTTGTTTACAAGGATCTGCTGACTGTTTTTCTTCGTCCGAGGCTCACCCGGAATTACTATCTTCATTCTTCATTCTCCGTGAAGCGGAAGCCTGTAGACCATTCCTCGCTCGGTATCGGATCGCCCTTAAGTCCGTGCTTGGTTTCAATGTCAACTTCCTTTGCGCCGACTACCACGGTCACGCCGTCTTCGCTATAGATCGTTATTTTCATAAGTCCACCACCTCTATCCTTAAATCTCTCGACTTGCTTATCTTCTGGTTGTATGCCCTCTTTCGTACTGTGGAGTCTGTTATCCCCAGCTTCTTCGCAAGTTCTACGGACGAGTCACAGACCATCAGCGGAAGACTGTACTCTGTGCCGTCTGTGTATATCCATAACTTCTTCTTCATTTCTTTTTCCTCGCAGTCATTCGGTTATGCTTTGAGTCGGACATCAGCCCCCATCTCGGGTCGTTTCGTTCAAACTTTTTCCGTTCTTCCTGAACTTTTCGCTCTCTCTCATAGTTATTTTTCCATTCGGCGTAACTCTCACACGATGAATGGCACTCCGCAGAGCGGTTTTCGCACTTGTAACAGGGGGTTCTTCCGGCATTCTTTGTTAAATCGTTCATTTTTTTACCAAAATCGATAGGGTATCGATAGCGTAGCGATAGGCTTGTTATGTTATGTTATGTTATTGTTATGTTAAGAGTTATGTTATTAGCATTTATGAGAAGGTAATATATATCTACTCATAGATAGGGCTTTGCCTTGTCCTTGAACTTGGCATCGATCAGTTCCGTAGCCCCTATGCCGTTGACATCCTCAAACGCTTTCAGGAACGCCTTATGCAGAGGACACGGCTTCAGCTTGTTCAGTTCCGCATTAAGGGCGGTTATCTGCTGCTTGCTCTTAACGATGTTGTACCTGGTGAACTTCGGTATCAGGACTTGGTGGGTTTCCCTGTCGAACATCCAATACTTCTGTTCCTTGGCAAGCACCTTTTCAAGCCTTGTTTCGGAAGCGTGGAGATCCAACGCCATATACCGAAGATTGAGCTTGTAGTATCCGGCGATGTTCCTCTGGGAGTTCGTAAGAAGCCAAAGGTATACCACTTGCTCCTGATTATTCAGTCCGTCCGTATCGTTCCATATATCGCTATCTATCCAAGTTCGCTTTCCCACTTTCCTAACCTCTGCTATACCTTACCCATTTGCATTTATCGCCGTAGCGGTTCGTGCCTGTTTCCCACTCGGTCGTGATGATCTCGCCCTCTCTCTTGCAGTCCCTTATAACGGACGGCAGATGTAAGATGCCAAGGTCGAGGAACGCTTCACGCCCGGTTATGCTTCCGAAGTCATCCAGATACTTGATGACCTTCCTCGTCTGCGTGACCTTGCTTGTAATCTTCTGTCCCTTTCTCATAAGAGGATAGCCCCCTCTCTAAACACGCCGAATATCAGGCTGAAGAAGAATGTTCCTACCGCACCCATAAGCAGCACGGCGAAGACATTGACCGCCACTTTCTTAACCACGGCTCTGCGCCTTATCTTTCTTTCTCGTTTCTCTTTTCTTTCGTTCATCGTATTCCCTCAATAACACTATCTGCTTAACTGCGTTGACTATCTCCCGCTTGCGATCCACGGACATGTCGTTGTTTATCCACTCATATATCGTGGTCTTACTGACATAGAGCCGAGCCGCAAGCTCCTTGTGCGTGACATCGTTCATTGCCATATAAGCCCTGATGTCACAGTTCTTGCGTGGGGTATACACCCTACTCACCTCTTGACCTCATAGTACGGATCGATAAGCTCTATCTCTCCGGCGAACAGTTTTTCGTAGAACTTCTCGCAGCAATCACAGTCGCTTTTGGTGATGTAGTTGTTCAGGGGACATTTCGTGTACTTGCGTCTGCCGTCTGTGGGGCGCACGAAATACGGACACTCTATGCAAGTGTGCTTTTCCTTGCCTAACTCGAACTGTTCCTTAAGATTTTCGGGGACATCCACGGAGTCGTTGTAAATGATGTAGGCGATGAAGCCCTTGGAAACATCGGTCTGGAGTTCATACTTGACCCCACGCTCCGCAAGTGATAAAAATAGTTTGTTGAGGTCGTGCTTGAATTGTTCGGCAGAGTTCGCCGCCACGATCTCGATGTGTTTGGTTTCTCGTCTTAACATAAAAAATAGCACCTCTCTTTCGATGGTGCTACTCTACACTATTTCCAATTTTTGAGAAAACCGAAAGTCTACATTTTAGGAATAGTTATTCGGTTTTTTATAATGCCCTCTTTAGGGGGCATCTCTCAAATCGTTTGTGTTCAGTAGCACCGTCACAGATATATTACCACTTCGGTTTTACGCTCGTCAATAACAATTTTGAGATTTTTACGAAAAAGTTTAATTCTGTGGAAAACTCGATTTAAGACAAGAAAAATATCATCATCGTATAATTTACCACCTATGGCATAAACTCTTGCGTATGGGGCTATTTTCGGCCTTAAAAACGATTTTAGACACCCACCTCTATTTGACGATAAGCGTTTTCTGTAAAGCAAAAGATCGCCCAGGGAGTTAAGGCGATCTTCTGCTCTGCTGCTTTACAGAAAGGAGGTGTATACGGAACTCGCAAGGGAAAAAGCTGAAAACCTTGCGAGGATCTTTGCTATCTAACTCGCAGCACCTGACCCGTATATATCAGGTTCGGGTCTTTGATGTTGTTCCATTCGACTAACTGTTTGGTAGTCGTACCGTACCGATAGGCTATCTTGGAAAGATTGTCGCCCCTGACTACGGTATAGTAGACTTTTTCAGGTTCAGGCGGTACGGGTTTATCGCCCCACCCTACTATCAGCTTCTGCCCTACATAGATCAGGTTCGGGTTGGCTATCTTGTTCCACTTCACGAGGTCTGCGATAGTGACCTTGAACTTCGCTGCGATCTTGTATAGCGCATCACCCCTGACTACGGTGTAGTATATCGGTTCTTCGGGGGGCTTGGGCGGTTCGGGCGGTTCAGGCTGAACGGTGTAGTCTATCCACGGAAGTTTGCCATGCTTGCCCCAAGCGGTCTTTGCCTGTGCGCCGTCCTTGTAGTGGTAGCGAAGTCCGCTCGAAGAAACATAGGACAGGAGAACTCCCCTCTCCCAATTAGCGGTACACTCCACGACATTGTAGCACTTGGAGTTGACTATCATTTCCCCGACATAAATGCCTGCGTGACCGCCATCGGGTGAAAGAAGGAACTCGCCCGGAGTTATCTTCGAGAAGTCAGTTGAAACATCGGAGCAACAGGACATTATCTTTGCGCCGCCCCAATCTCCAAGTCCTGTCGATGGGTCAGGTTTGGCGAAGTAGCCGATGGAATACTTCTCCACCCACCCCCATATTATGGACTTCGGCAAGTTCCAACAGTCCCAAGACCACTCATCGCCGTTCCAATATCCGAGGTTGAACGGATAGAAGTTCTTGTAGCGGGTCTTGAGGGTTGCTATGTGGAGCAATAACGCCACGAAGTCCTTGGCGTTATATACGACTTTGTATGCCATTATTCTATCTCCTCTGCCTTAATGCTGACAGTATCTTCGGGGAGAATCGGGGAAGCGTTAGCGACAGGCTCTACCTGCGGCTCGTTATCCACTTCGGGAATACCCGCAAGGCTTGTCAGCAGGGACAGTATTCCTGCAAGGACGCTTGCGCTTGCTACTGCTATCCAATTAACCTCGGACAGTACCGCCGCCGTGCCTATGCTTGCAATAGCCGTCTGGCACACGGTCTTTAATGCTCTAATTCCTGCGTATTTCCACCATTTCTTGTTCATTGTTTTTCTCCTTTGAATGCTCTGTCTGTCATAGTTAATTCTCCTCTGTTTTAATAGGCATTTTCATAGCGTCAGCGACAAGAGCCCTTGCGTAGCCGTCTCCATATTTTTCATACTGCGTCTGCATTTCTTGAAGCCGGAGCGTCTGCATTTGGGTACGGAAGCCTTGACGGAGTATCTTGTCGCAAAGGTGTTCCAAAGCGGAGAGCAGAAGAATAGCGGTAGTCTTCTTGGAATGGGTTATGTAGTCAAAGACCTTGCCGAAGACTGTGGTTAAAAGACTGCTCCCAAGTATCGCCACGAAAACTTGTGTTGTCGTTACCTGTTCCATCTCGCCCTCCTACACCCACGAATACGTCACGCCGCTACTTGTTCTTGTTGCCTTTAGAGTGTATGTGCCGGCGGTTGTTGGTGGTTCTGGGATAGCTTTTGTGGTCCATATTTCATAATTTACGTTGCTGGATCTGTTCCAATCTGGAGCAGGAAGCCTGAACGCTTCACGGTATGCCAGCGGCTTGAATGTGGTACTACTCAGCGAATATTCGGTAAAAATAAACCTATAAAGCGAATACCTCCCGCCGCCTCCGTAGGTGTTCATTGACACCAGCCCGTTCACTAAATCGTCGAACGTCTTGAACTGAATGCCTGCGGCGGCACTTGCAATTCTTTGTTTCACGACTGGACTTGGGAACGTCTTTTGTCCTGCGAACTCTTGGTCGCCTGTACTTACAATTCCCGCCTCTGTTGCCGAAGCAACCGGCAGATTTGTTGCGTCAACGGGCTTACCGAAATGTACTTCTCCGTCCGAGCCAAGATACATAATCCATCCTGCGCCTGTGTCGGAACGGTCATATAGTCCTCGGTTGTTACCGCCTGAACCGACAAGCAAGCTGACTCCGTTTCCTGTATCATCACGCTTGGTTAGCACTTCGGTGTCTGTGTTCGCTGTGCTGTTCCTGACCTGAACACCTGCGTTGTCACCTGAACCGCTCTTCCCTGTCCTATACATCCAATCGGTGTCTACCATTCCGTCTTCCGTTGCCAGCTTTCCAAACGCCGCCCCTGTGCCACCGTCCTTGACATTGATGATGCGGTTGACTGGGGGAATGGCGATTTGTTTAGTCGCCGTCCCCATTGAATATCCGTCTTCTGCTCGGACACTTACAATATATGAGTTTGTTGCGAGTAATGACCCACTACCAAGCACCGCCTTTGTCCCATTTGCAACAGTTTGAGTTGGGACTACAATTAGAGAGGTTGAGTCGTAAATGGTTATCTCGACATTTGAAATTGTGGGTAAAAACTCTGCGGGGTTAGGTGTGGCGTATGCCGTGACCGCTATGTACCCACCCCCAAGGTCATGGTCGCCGTTGCTATCGCATCTGTAAGCATCTATGTTAATTGTCGGAGTCCCGTGTTTATAAACGGTAATTGGGTTGCCACTAAAATTATAAAAAGTGCAGACATTCCCACGGCTATCGGTTGCTTCCAAACGGATGTCACCAAACCCCCAAGTAAAGAAGGTAAAGGCATTTCTTGTGCCTGTCCATACATCCCCCCTTTGGGATAGACTCAAATAGAGACTTGAACCCGATGCAAACAATGAATATATATGTGCTTCTTCTATTGTTGCCCCGAACTTGAGGCCGAATGTCGCCGTTGCCGTAACACTCGTTACTTGCTGAATGAAAACTGTCGGGTCGCTCCAATCGCTCACGAAGGAAAAAGAGGTACATTCGGGGGCGGCATCTTCAAGGTAAACTCCAAGACCACTTCCCCCCGTCCAACCTTCCGACGATAACTCAAGGCTGATGCTTGTATCGGTATTGTTCGCAGAGGTAAACCAATCTTCTGCCCTAACGAGGAAGTCTGCGACATAGGTATCAGTTCCGTTTCCTGTCAGCGTTAGCGTAATGGGTGTTAGTGAACCGCTCGACACGACTACAGTAAACTGACCTGCGTAGTTGCTATCGAAATAGACTGTTAATGGGGCTACCGCTTGGTAGTTATTCGCCGCATTAAGTGTGACGCTATTTATATTCCAATCAAGTCCTACTACTGCCATTTTTTAACCCCCGTAATATAGCAAACTGAACCCGTCTGTACCCTCATCTATCCACTCATATCGTCCTATAGTTACGGTATCGGACTCAAGATGCTTCGTCCTGACGACATGCCCCTCTGCCGTAAGTATGTCCTCGCCGTTCTGCACGACTGAAAAACCTTCCGGCGTTATCTGCGCTTCGGTAGGAGCGTCCGTTGCACCTATAGACAGGGTACTTGTAGAACCGTCCCAACGCATATAACTTTCTTGGTCGTCTACCCTCTGCGTTACCGCAGATATTCCTTCGGCGTTCTGCGTCACTTGGGTCTGTAGGTTGTAGATAACACCGCCCTGCTCGGTCATTTCCGACACCGTGGCGGTGATACTGTCTACCCCTACTTGCAACGAAGCGATGTTCTGCTCGTTCACCGCTATCTGCCTCTCGCTCGGCGTGACATGCGGATATGAACTATTGACTATCTCAAGACCCTTCGCTTCAAGACTGCAAGAAGCAAGTGCCGTAAGGTTCAGCGTTTGGTTGCAGATCACGCTGCTTACATCCTTGATCGTAATGCCATCGCCTATCTGCCATTTAGGATCTACCCAGGCTTTCGGTGCGGAGTACGGATAGAATATCTTGCCACCAAGCTCTGTGTAGAGGTTATAAGCAAGGGCTTCGCTTCCCCCTATATAAACGCTTGGCTCAAGTTTCCTACCGCCAAGTGCCACCCACGCATCATCGCCTACGGACGGATAGCGGTAGTAGGTGTTAGCGTTTGCGTAGACCGCAACGCCTGTTATGGTTTCAGCGGGGGAAGCGTCGAAGTTCTCCACGCCGTCGCCTATGTCTATACTGTCTGCGCCCTGTTCCTGTTCCGCAAACAGTTTGTAGAACTGTAGTTCGTTGTCATCGTTTATGAAGAAGTTTCCACCCCTCATAGCGGCGATATACGAAAGCATCTGTACGCTTGTCGTGCCGTTCGTCCCTATGCTCGGGGCTTCTGTTATCAGGACAGGGCTTCCGCTGAACAGGGTATCGGTCGCACTCTCGATGGTTACGCCGATGTCCGTGGCGATTTCGGACAGTATCACATAGTCCGTCTTCTGCACCCAAGTCCCTGTCTTTAGGTAGGTGACATTCGCTTTCATCAGCGGGTCGAAAGCGGTCACGGCAACATAGTTGCTATAGGGCGAACTCTCTATGGTGTCTATCCAATAAACACCCTTGTTGTTCCACTCGCTCTCTCCGCTATCGCCTACCGCCCTGAACTGCAAGGAAAGCGGTACTGTCGGGTCGGGGTCTGTTCCGCCCTTGTAATAGGTGAAGTGCAGTTCCTTCGCCAATACATTACCGATACTTGCCGTTTCGTACAAGGTCTGCTTCAGCGTTCCCGATGTCAGCGTTGGGTCAACGGTCATCACAGATCCGTTTACTATCTGCCATCCGTAGTGACCGCCATTTGCTATGATGTTGTCGTATGTAGTAGATACTGCGATCATTCTTCTATCAGGGGGAACGCTATGCCGTCCCAATACTGCGTTGCGCCTTTCTGTATCAGGAAGGTCGCTGGAATGTTGTTGGAGTACATCTTCTTCGTGAGGTTCGCTCCCTCTTGAACATCGAAATACTGCACTTGCAGCCATTCGGGCTTAATCGCCTGAAGCACTATATTCGCTTCGGCGGCGGTCAGCGGTTTGCATGTTCCGTCAAGACGGACTTTAAGTCCTACCCTTGCCCTGTGAAGTTTGCCCGACTGATCTCGCCCAGCATCCGAAGCGTCTATGTCGTTCCTCGACCATTTAAGACCGCCCTCGGCAAGATACGGAAGAAGGTCTGTATATGCCGCCGAACTTCCGTATGGTCTTACTTTTAATACAGGAATTGCCATTAGTAAGCTACTCCTCTCCTCGACTGATTAAACTGATAGTTGGTCGCCGCCCTACCAATAGCGTCCTGTGAAATGTATGCGTTCGTGTCCTTGTCACGGATCTCTCTCGCAAGGGTGTTTGCCATAGCGTATATCGCATTGACTACATCGACATTTCCGCTTGCAACCGCTTCTTGCATCTGCTTGACATTCATTACGCCTGTTCCGTGGGACATGTTCGCTACGATCTCGCTTCCCGACTCTCCGGCATAGAACAGAGTTCCGACATCAGGGACACCGCCCTCGGCGTATGCCGTTGCGGATATTCTCTTTGCCGCCGCTCCCACCGCACTATTACTAATGCCTGTCGCAGTACCCTGAACGCCCATAACGAGCGGAGTCGTTTGGAGTGTGCCTTGCATCTTCTTGTAGACATTCGCCACGGAGTCGTTGAAACCCCTTGTGGTAAGGTTTAACGCAATTTTGAGAGGGTTGGAAGAAAGGTACTTGTTCTCGTTAGCAACCGCCTTTTCTACGCCTGAAGTGTCTAATTTCGGGTTGTTGACTTTGGCATTTAAGGGGTTCTTTGAAAGCCAAGTGTTCTCGTTATTTATTCCGTTTCTTACCTTTGAAGTGTCAACAGTCGGGTTCGTGGTATTCGGCTTTAATGGGTTCTTTGAGAGCCAAGACTTGCCGTCCTCGACATTCTTCTTAATGGTTGACAAATCGACTGACGGTTTTGTTGTGGACGGTTTGAGAGGGTTCTTGTTAAGCCAAGCGTTCTCATCGTTTACGCCTTTTGTGATTTTGGAAAGGTCAACAGATGGCGTTACTGTAGTAGGTTTCAGGGGGTTTTTCGCAAGCCAAGTCTTCGTCCCTTTTACCTTCTCTTGGAACGGGGAGTCTTTGTATGCGGGAATTAGGGGGTTCTTATCAAGATATTCCTGTGACTTGCCTGCTCCTGTTGTGGTGGACTTGAATACCTCATCCCATATAGCCTTGAGTTCTGCACCAAGGTCTTTAGTACCCCATTGAGAAGGATGGAATATGTAGTCGAATACTAACTTAACGCTCTGTCCAAGCGCACTAAAGAAACCGCCGACAGGGCTTGTTATGTTTGTCTTTATCCAAAGTTTGAAGTCACCCCAAGCCCTTTCGAGCGTCCCTATAGGATCTTGTAAAAACTTGCCTATATCCTCACCCAACTTCTGTGCGAACTTCGCAACTGGGGTAAAGAAGTTCTTGTCAAGCCATTCTGCTGCAACAAGATAGGCGTTCTTTACATCTTGCCACGCTTTTGCGAGCCATTTGCCGAAATTAGCAAGTCCCGACTTGCTTTTGACTTCATCAAAGTAGTCGTTAAGACCGCCAAGACCACCGCTACCGCCACTACCGCTACCGCTATTGGGGTCAGGCAGAATGTTCAGTTCGTCAAAGCCGAACAGAACCTTTTGCAGTTCCTTCGCTTTCTTCCCTGCGCCACCGAGCGAGTCTTCAACGGCACTTACCTCAACATAGGTCGCTTTCATATAGGTATCGTAGCCCTGAAAGCCCCTTATAATTTGGTTCACGATGTTGGAAATACCGATGAGTATTTTCGCCGCAGCACGAAGCACAGGCAATAAGCCCTGAATTATCGGCATAGCAAGTGCGCCGAGTGTGTTCTTGACTTGGAGTGCGGTGGACTTAATCTCCGTCATAGTGCGGAGTGCGCCCGATGAATTATTGCCAAGAGCGGCATCCCATTCAACGAGGTTATTAACGCCCTCTTTGACCGCTGCCGCAATAGCCTTGATAGAAGAACGGATCGCACGGTATACGGCAATTCGTTTTACTGTAGACAAGAACTCACCCAACTTTCCAAGAGAGAAAGTAAACCCTCTTGTGTCCTGTGCTGCGTTCTGTAAAACTGTAGAATAGCCCCTTATGGACTCTACTAAACCGCCCGACTTTGAAAAAGGCTTGCTTGAGTTCTTTGCGCTCTCACCGAGCTTTTCTATTCTGTCAGCCGCCTTGCTTGATGTTGTAGTCAAGTCCTTAACATTGCTTGCGACTCTCTGCATTGAACTTGAAGCATCTTTATTGTTTCCAAGATCACGCAGAGATTTCGCTATATCTTTAAGCCCTGAAGCCGCTTTTGACGCTTCAATGCCTATTTCTATTGTTAGTTTATCAATGTTCAGGTTGTCTGCCATTGTTTATTTCCCTCATAGCGTTGACTTTGTTAGCCCACGCTTTCATATATGCAAGTCCGGCTTTCATACCATTCTCTTGCGGTTTTTTCTTCTCTTTGATCCCAAATGGGGATGCGAGGTAGTCTTCCGGCTTGCGAGGTTTTATTCTATTGAAGTAAGGAGCAACGGCGCACATGGCGTGGTAGATATATAACCCCTGTCGCCAAAGCATAGAGTCTTGGAGTTCAAGTTTCTCCTCATAGGCTTTGCGATATGCGACACAAGCCTGTGCGTCGCCGTTCCAATATTCATCACTTGACATCCCCATAGCGAGATATGCGGGAAAAGCATCCCAGAATATCTGCGCCATAGTTATCTTTTGATTGGGAAGCGACTCCGTTAGAAGTTCGCTTCCCAATCGGAGTTTCCCTCATCGGTAAGTGTATCTCTCTGTTCGACATACATTTCTACCAACTTTTTGAGGAAGTCTTCTTTATTTCTTAAACTGTTGAATATCTTTTCAACAGTTTCGTTCTTGACCCTACTGTGGTTTTTAGCGAACGCTCCCTGAACAAGAAGTGTCGTCATTAAAGTAGGCTGGTCTTCAAACTTGTCGAGGACAAAACCCGCCCTTTCCATAGACAGGATCGTGTTCTTGGAATACTCCAAGGTGTACTTGTTACCATACTCATCGGAAACTGTTATCTGTTTCATATCTTTCGCCTACCTTTCGTGTGGTTTAGGACTCCGCAAAAGTGATGTCTGTGGACGGATAGATGGTGATAGTCATAGACACAGGGTCATTAACTCCACCGCCACTAACGGTAACACGAAGGTCGCCGTTGAAGCTGAACTTCCCGTTGTGCCCGTCAGGTTCGCCGTTGCTTCCAGCACCGAACCATACGGCATAGGGAGTGTCAACGCCCTCAAGAGCCTTAAGTGTGGTGTAGTCGGAAGCGGTATAGAAAGCCTGGAACTCAAGTGCGCCCGTGTCGATAAGACCAGGGATGTAGTGGCGCATAGTGTCACAAAGCGTCGTGACATCGATCTGCTCCGGCGGTGCCCCAAGGTCGGGGAACTCCGAAATGCAGATCAGCTTGGAGTAAGTGATCGATCCTGTCCCTGTCCCTTTCATAAGGGCGGTGTGCATAGTGGAAATTGCCATTTTGTTATCTCCTGTAAATTACATTATCGATGACCGCAGCAGAGTACCGAGCGGTCAGTCTAAATATAGTTGCATCAGATAAATTGGGTATCTGTTGTAACATAGTTCGGGTAAAACCAAGCGGAGTTAGAACGCTATCAACTATCGCCATAATGGACTTGGCTTCGGCTTTCTTTCCGTTCTGCTTGTTGGAGAAGACCTCGACTTCGTACATAACGCCTGTCACGACTTCGTGGTTGCATCCGTCATATCCGGCATTGTAGTTGTCGCTCTCGTAGACGAATACGCAAGGGAACTTCGGTGGCGTAGGCGTATATTCTCCTGTGACATAGATGTTGTCTGCGCCGAGTTCCGTGCGGAGCTTTGCGGCGACTTGTGTGAAAACATCGTTCTCTATGTTGTTCATTTGTCAAATATTTCCTTTGCCATATTAGGATATTCTTTGCGTAGTGCCTGTGCGGTGTTATACATAAAGCGGCTTGCCGGAATACCGAAGGTGTGACTCCATGTCTGTCCGTTGTAAACATACTGTCCTTCGGGATCGGGGTAGTACCATCCGTTGTAGGCTGCTCCTCGCCCCAGACCGTATGTTCCGTGCGCTGCCATTTTGAGTTCTTGTGCTTTCGGGTGGTTATACCCTTCGCCGTTTTTGGCAACGCCTGTGCCGAACTCTATCCATATCGCCGCACCGCCCGCCACGATAACGCCCTTATCGCCGTTCCTTATGCCGACTATAGAAGCAAGCGTGTTGCCTGTGTCTATATGCCCCATAAAGTTTATAGCCCATTGTTCGCCTTGCCCTGTCATCCTTGATACAAGGGCGACAGCGTTTTTAGGAAGCGTCCGCTTTGCGTAGTTCTCAAGCCAATCGGCTGCTCTGTTAAGCCCATCTGCGGAAAGCGGTACGGACAGGACTTTAGACATTGACCTCAACCCTTCTTATCGCTATGCGAGTATGGTTAAGCCCTACCGCCACGCCGTCAACTGTGAAGTTGTGCGGAACTGTAGGCTCACCCTCGACTACTGTAGGATCTATGCCGACCCACAGAAGCGAGAACTCGTCAATGTCTGTAAGCCCCGGCTCTGCGTATATCGTGCGCCGTTTGGAAGTGAAGTCGCCGTAAGGCTCGGCAGCGTTGTCACCAATAGCAGACTTGACATAAAGCCTTGCGGACTTGACTTCGCCGTAAGTCTTTTCGTATTCGCCTGTTTCAAGTACATTGCCGTACTCGTCCTCGGTAGTGATCGGTGCTTTGCCCGTCAGGTTTCTCCAATATACAGTTTGCTTGTTTCTGTCGAGTAATCTCATCTTGCGTATCTAATGATGTGTTTTGATTTGCTTATTATGTCTTCGGGTTTCCAGCCACCGCTTATGCGGTAGTTAAGGGTTGACAGCGAAATGCCTGTTATTCTGCTCCATTCTGCGACTGTGTGCGTTTCGCCATTCGCAGTTATGAAGTGGTTTCTATTTGTGTTATTCATTTGTGTCACCCAATCTGCCCACCGACAATTTGCCGGAGTGTAGTCGCCGTTGCTATCTATGCGGTCTATTGATAAGTTTTCCGCATATCCACTTTCGTGCGCCCACTTCGCAAAGACCTCAAATACTTTCCATTCCTCACAAACTGTTACGCCCTTCCCACCATAGTATTTATAGTCGTGTCTGTTGGTGTTTTTACACCTTTCAAGCATTTCTGCCCAAATGTGAAACAACCTTGTTTTTGATTGTCCGTGCGTCCGTGCGGAAGTGCGCCTTGTTTCCTTGTAGTAACATCCGCAACTTCTTGTCCGTCCGCTTGTTAAACTATTTTGTAGAACAACGATTCCGTTACCACATTCGCAACGGCAGAGCCATTGGCGATGATTATGCTTATCGTTTTCTACTTGTTTTACTGCGGTGAGCCGTCCATAACGGCGGTTAATAATGTCGGTATTTGATTTCATTGTGTATCTCCTAACAGATATTAAATGGCGGTAATCTGTTGTTAGGAACAGAGGGGGTAGCTAACCCTTGTCCCGCCGTTTTAACTACAACACTTTGGCAATTTGAATTACCTCGTCCAGAAGGTCGCTATCATTTACGCTTCCGTAGTGCCTATGCACTCCGTCCTCGTTATGTATTTCCTCGCCCTCTGCGCCACGCTTGAGGATGTACCTTGTCGCAAGTCTGCATTGAAGCGACTCATACATTTCGGGGACATCGGTAACTCCGTAAGGAATACCGAACGGATAGCGTCTGTTGAGTATTGCGCTCTTTGCTTCGTCAAGGTACACGCCAATAAGGTCTTCCGTGGCGGGCGTATCAGCACCTATTAAAGTCTGTACTCTTGTTATTTTTTCCTCGGTGGTCATTAGCGTGTACCTCTCCGTGTTACTTGGTTTTCTTTGCAGAAGTCTGCTTTTTAGGAGCGGGCTTCTTTTCTTCGGGTGTAGGTTCGTCCTTCCCCTTGTCTTCGGGTATCATACCTACTGTGATACTTCCGTCAGGGTTTACTATTACCGCCATTACGCTTCGGTGTGGACATAGATGCCCTTCTTCTTGTTGTCAAGAACGAAGGTGTCATGGTACTCACGATAGTTGATGATGAAGCCGTCTGCGGTGTAGACCTGGCTCGGTGCGAATATCTGCGGAACGAGGTGCTTTACGATCTGTATTACGGCAGAAGGATGGACTATCATAAAGTGGATGTCCTTGCTGCCTGTTCCGGCGGTATATCCACCAGCACCATTAGCGGCGGTCGGAGCGTTGAGGGTGATGAGGGTCTTAAATCTGCTCTGCGGAACACGGATGACTCTCATATCGTCGTACATCTCGACATTACCGTTTACATCGGGATCTCCGTTCTCGGTGTAGCGAACGATGTCGCTCTTGAGTCCCTTGTAGATGGTCGGGGAAACGAACAGAACTCTGCCCTCATAGGGTACTTCTGCATCGTCCAGGGCGGCTTCGGCGGTCTGGATCGCATTAGCGAAACCACTTGTAAGAGCGGCGGCTACGATCTGGGTGGCATCTGCTCCGGCTGCTATCTTGCTGAAACGATAAGCGTCTTCCTCGGGGATAGCCCATACACGCTGATGCTCGGCAAGAACCTGACCAGCGGACAGAAGCATCTCGTCAGCATCCATAGTGTCGAGAAGGAAGCTCCTACCTCTGTCGATCTCAAGGGTAAGCTGCTCCCAAACGCCTGTAGCAGAACCGGGAACATAACCAGCGTTGCGGTCATAGTTAGCGTTGCCGTTCAGGTCGAGTTTGAGTACATTAACAGTCTTTGCGCCTATCCAATTAACTCTGGCGGCAGAGGTATCGAGGATAGCAGAAAGAGACTCCCTCTTGTATACTTCATCAAGAAGCGGAAGGAACTTGCTTGCCTTGGTTGCAAAACTGTTTGCAACAGGAGCGGAAACTGTGTTTGCCATTTGTTTTCTCCTTTACTTGGTCGGCAGCCCGAACCACGACCGCATCATATTGTCTTCTGCGGACGCAGTTGTGCTTCCTGTGGGTGGCATCCCCGTAGAAAGGCTCGGCTGCGAGTTTAGTGTCTGTGTTTTTATTGTCTGTTTTGTGTTCTCCAGGAATGTCCTCTGTGCTTCAAAGAAACTGTCTTCCACACCATCGGGGAGCGCAGTTGCCATTGTGCTTGCAGTAGGATCGTCATACCCCGCCGACATCAGTTTAGCTTTGTAGCTTGCCACTCGCTCCTTGTTCTTGTACTCGGCAAGCTGGGCAAGTATCTGCTTGTGCGCTTCCTCGGCTTCAAGCTCCTTGCGCTGCTGCTCATCGAGCGTGGACTTGTACTGTTCTTGCCATTTCTGCGCTTCTTTCTTCTGCCTTGCGGCGTCGGAACAAGCGGCATCCATCGCTTTCTTCAGTTTGTCCTTCTCCGCTTCTATGGCGAGAAGTTGGGCTTTGAGTTCGTCTACCGTGGGAGTCTTCTGCGGTTCGGGTGTAGGCTCGGAAGTCGCTACTGTACTCGGCTGATTTTCGGTCGCCTGGTAAGTCCCATTGGTGTTTGTGATAGTTGTGTTGTCCATTCGATTTTCATTCCTTTCTTGCGTTTTAAGGTTTTCTCTAACCGTTTGCGATTTTTTTAATTGGCTTCTCTGCCAATGTCGATTATGTTCAAGCAATAATGCTATTACTTGCTGAAGGTTACATAGCACCGACAGTTGCAGTTGTTCTCTGCGCTTCCGAACTGTCCGGGAAACTGTGCGCTCTCGCCGTTGTAGGTGTAGAACTCGGCTTCCAAGGGGATCGTCACTCCGTCAAGATAAAAATGCAGATCCCGTACTCTGTCGTCTTCCATCGTGCGCCAGGTCTTCTTCGTAGCACCGCCCCTTTTAGCGGAGTTGTAGAGTGCGGTGTTATATATCCTGTGTGCATCCGTGCTGATGACCCTTGCTATGTCGTAGGGCGTTCCTGTGCGGAAGTATTCTTCTATGCGTTGGCGGTAGTCCTTGCCGTCTATCTGCTTGTCGATGGCTGCCTTGGCTTCGTTGAAGTCAGGCTCAAGGCTTACTCCAAGCTGATAGTTCGCATCCGCTACGCCGTACATATAGTCCATTTCAAAGAGGTCTTCTACCTCGTCGATATATTTATCCACCCTTGCCCTAAAGTCCTCTGTATTCGCCTGTTTTTGGGCTTCTTCGGCTTTGTTTTCAAGGGCGTTTATCTCGTCCCAAGGGAAAAACATCATTGTTCTTCAGTCGGTTTATCGGCTCGTTTATATCCGCTGATCCAAACTTCTCTGCCGTTGCGCTTCTGGTAGTAGCCGTTGACCGACCCCTCGGCTTTACCTACAGATGTATCGTTGGTGTTTGCCTGTCTTGCCCTGCGGAGTGCTATGCGTTCATCGGCATTTGCCTGATCACCAGCCATACCGACTTCCCTCTGTCCCTCAAGGGCATACTGCATACCATAGGGGTCTTCGGGATCTCCCCATATCAGTTTCATATAAGGCTCGGACATCTGCATATCCGCAACAGGGTCATTGGATATACCGCTCTTTGCAGCCGCAAGTTCGGGGTGCATACCCGCAGCAAGCAGAGTCTGGAACGCCTGTGCCTTGGACTGAACATTTGCGGTTTCGTTCCTTACGAACTGAAGCGTGAAGTCGGTAGGCTTAATGTCGAGAAGTCCCTTTTCACGGAGTATGTCGGTGATTATCTCATCGAACTGTCTGTTAGACTCTATGAACAGGTCTTGTGTGTTCCTTGCCATAGCGTCAGCCTGATACCATCCGTCCCTAAAGAGCATCGCCTGCCCTGTGGAACTGTTGGAAAAACCCCTGTTGGCGGCGGTGAACGGAAGTCCGCAGATGGCGAGTATCTGGTCGTAGAGGTTGTCTATGAACACCTGCGTCTGGCTCTGGTCAAGTTGTGAGGATATTTCCTTGAGGTCTGCCTTGTTTTCACCGATGGACTTAAGGAAGACCGCCCCCATCGCCCTTATAAGCTGGGGAGTGATGGCGTTGCCGTCCTCGTCCTCTCCGAGTTCGCAGTTGTAGAAGACAAGCAGGCTCTGTATGAACTGATCTACGCCGTCCAGCCTGTCGGACTGAAGTGCGGAGATGGCATCAAGAAGCGGAATTACCGCTTCAAATGCGCCCATCTGCACAGAGTTGTAGTAATACTCGATGATGGGTATTCTCTTGAGGGGGTTCGGCTTGACATCTATGACATTCGTGGCGAACGAGATGTAGTCGGGTTCGGGCATCGCAAGCGTGCCTTTCTTGTTTCCGGCAAGCGTGTAGACATTCGTATCGTCCCAGACATCTATCAAGAGGTTGTCGCCGTTTGCCACGACATTGACTGCGTAGACAGGCTCGTTTCCGGGCTTAAGGCTTCTTGCTATAAATGCGCTCCTCGGATCGAGGGCAAATGCCTTGAACGGAACTTCCTTGTCATCGTTTGCACGAACGAATAGGTCTGCCTTGCCGACTGTATGAAACCAATCGACCATCTTGTTGTCTGCTGTCTGTTTGCCGCTTCGGTAGAGGTATTCGTTCAGTTCCGCTACCTTTTTGGAAGTGTCGCCGTCATCTTTTCTTGCTACAAAAAAGCAGGGTTCTTGCAAAAAGTATCCGCTCTTAAAGTCACATATCGACTCTGCAAGGTTTACGCTTATCTTGTTATTGATCTCCTCACGGACGGTCTTTGTCCTTGCCCAAATCGGCGTAAGACCCCTTCTGTACCAATACAGAAAGTCCATCGCTATCAGGTTTTCGTTATGGATCGTGAGTGCGGAGTTGACTTCGGGTACTATCAAGTCCGTGTGGGCGGGGTCAAACCTCTCAATAGAGGTGTAGATAGGCTTTCTTCCTAAAAGGTAGGTCGCTATTCCCTTGGGTTTGTCTTTTTCAAGTATGTTTGTCATAATTCGCCTGAATAAAAAATGCCGAAGTAAAGGGGTTTTCCCTTTCCTCGGCTCTTTGCATCTGCCCTTTTCTGCCACCGTTTAGGCAGAAGTCCTATTTTTCCTTTGGTGGTATGCGCTTCGTGCGCTTGATCTCAACTACTACGGGTATTTCGTGGCGTTCTATCTTTAGCTCGGCTATACCGCCGTTGTTCAAGATACTGTTTATGGTCGAAAGTATGTCTTCTCTTGTGGATATGTCAAAATTGTTTGCCATTTATACCTAAATATCCTTTATTCAGTTATAACAAATCATAGACATACCCATTCCGTCAATTAAAATGCGAATAATACTACGCATTATTATAAGAAACTGCGCCTTGCGACCGTAACTTTGTTAGATTTGTCGGTAAGAGCGAAGTTCGCCGCCATCTGCAAACTGTCAGGAGCGTCATCGTTCTTGTTTTTCCCGATGAGTTTGAACGAAAAGACATTCTGCATAAACATTTCGTACTCTTTGGAGCGGTGTCCGCTTGCCAAAAACACGAAATGGTCACGAATATCGGGTGCTGCGGCGAATATTGAGTCGATTTTCGACTTTGTACCCTTCGCTTTCTTCATAGAGGTCTGGATATTCAGCTTTCTTCCCTCTTTTTTCAGCATTTTCCCGATGTCTTCCGCAAACTCTGCCGTGGTCTTGGATGCTTCTACATACATTGCGGACACATTATGCTCCCTCGCAGCCCTTACAAGCCTTGGCTGGGTGCGTGATTTGTCGCCGTTGTCATAAACTACATCAGCAACATATATCTGGTCGCCGTAAACATAGCAGACAGGGGCTGATACGAAGTCCCCACCGCCCCACGCAGGGTCTACCGCCATGAAGATCCTGTCGGGTTCTCCTTCAGGCAGCGTTCCGTTGTAGTACATAAGCTCGTCAGGACTGAATACCGTTCCCTCTCGCTCTATCGGCTGACCCTGATACTGTGCGTTCCAACTCGCTATGTCGTTGTTTCTTTCAAAACTCGCCCTTCTCTGCTTATAGTAGCGTGTGGAAAAGCCTACTCCGTACTTATAGTCGAAGTTGCTCTCGTCAAGGTCATTTAGCGCAGGGATGTTTATAGACCGCCATTTGTAGTCACGGAACTGTTCGTCATTTAACAGTAGGTCTTGCCTTATTCCGGCAGGGTCTATTACAGACCACCTCGTTCCTATCCAAAGGTATCTCGTCCCACCCTTTCCTCTCGGCAAGAGGTTGTTGTCTACCTTCGCCCAGGCATTTATCAGCCTGTCCTTATTCATCGCTTCTTCTATGCCGCCTATAAGGTCATCGCTTACGATCACGCCACCTTCCGCATCGCACGCTCCATTAAGAGTTCCGTACAAACTGCGGCAAGTGATCGTGGGATAGTGCTTCTTCCTCTCAAGGTCTATCGTTTCGTCCTGGGCGTTCGTCCGCACTATAGGACTGTTTGGGAATATCATTCCGTAATTGTAGGTGTCAGCGTCCGTCATTATCTCCAAAAGTCCGTTATAAAACGACTTCGTGATGATGTCCGAATAACTTGAGTATAGGTTCGGATGCTCCGTGTCACGCCCAGCAAGCCAGGTTACAAACATCAAGGCAAGCGTGGTCTTTCCTGTCCTCGGTGGCTGACTTACAAACAGTTCACTTATCTTCCCGTCAGCCAAGTCCTGAAGACTCTCTACAAACCGCTTCAGGATCTTGCGCCTTGGCATGTAAAACCGCTCCTCGGGCTTCCTGTCTATCTCTAAATACTGCATATAACAGTCAAAGTCCTTCGGCGCACTTATAAGCAAACCTATCTTGTATAACTCAAAGTATTCAGCGTCCTTCGTGTTCCGCAAGCCTTGTATACAAAGCTCCCTTATCCGTCCTAAAGCCCTTTCGTCATAGTTCTCGACAAGCCAGCCTAAACCGTCCCTTATCGCACTCTTGTCATAGCTCTGCTCTATCGCTTTTATGATCCGCAGCGTTACTTCGTCCATTCTCGCTCCTTATAAACAGAAAACGGTAAAGCCTTCCGACCTTACCGCTTCCTGCTCGTGGTGTATATTCTTGAGGTGCTATCTCTGAAACACATTACCCTTATACCATACCACTCCCTCTAAAGCAACGATATGACATCATTATATCCCCCTACTCCCCCTTTTTTTATTCTCCGAGATTTTTCACAAAATGAAACACACGACTGCGTGTTCCTCTGCCACTATCGCCCTACTCCTACCGCCCCTTCTTTTCGTTTTGAGAGTGGTGAGAGGGCTAATTTGTCGGTTAAGACCATGACGATCTACCCAGAGGGGTGCGGGTATTATGTAAACTATAAGACCATTGTTAACATAATAAAAAGCCGTACAAACCTATAAATACAGTAATTGCAAGGCTTCACGGCATTTGTTAACTATTCCTATAATTTAGTTTATCGGAACAGTTGTATTCATTATGTAAACTAATGCCTGGTATTCTCTATCCATAAGTATTTTTTATGATGCCATAATAAAACTTTATGAAACGCCCTACACCGTGTTATATTTATTTATTCCCCCAATATATATAGTGTTTAATAATAATATAATATATATATGGATATGGCAAGGAATAAAAAAAGATCGTGCAGCGGTTGCCGGTGATCCGTTCGGCGGTTGCGGTTTTCCGTCCTTGTCGTGTAGCCGTTGCGGATCGTGTTGCCGTTCGGTTGTGCCGTGCAGCCGTTAAGGCGTAAAACAGCCGTTTACAGACACAAACAGACCGCAAGCGGTATATTATGCCGTGCAGCGGTTGCCGTGCCTTAAATCGTTTATTTTTTCGTGTCGTGTTGATCCGTGCCACCGTTGCCGGGTTTTGGCACATACTTAAAATAAAGATCATAACCCACAACAGACAACAGCCGCCGAACATCCGAAAAGGTAAATTGTTTTTTCATATAACTATTTAATGCTTGCCGTGTCATATTTAACGCCGCTGCAACTTCTGTTTGTGTTTTCCCCTGGTCTATCAATAGTTTTTTATACTCTTTAATTATTTGTTCGTTATCTTTATAGATCATTTGCGCCCCCTTTTAGCCGTGTAAAGCTGCAATTAAACAATAATATAATACTTGTAAACCGTTGGAAAATCAACGCAAACAATCATTTGATAAAATTATTTGATTTTTTTATCATTTTACCGTTGACAAGTAAACAATCATTTGCTACAATAACACCGTAAACAACAGACGACGCCACAAGGCAAGGGGGAAAAAATGAACAATAAACAGTATAAAAAAGCACTTGAAGAACATTTACAGTTTGACGGCTGGGACTACCTAACAACAGAAGAAGTGCAAGACCTTAAGCGGGAATTAAAGAACGACAAGCGCAACGGCGCAACCGCTTTAGAGGGCTTTAACGGGCGGGCGGTCATTCTTACAACCGAACACGGTACAATACTAAAAAGTTATTATACCAAAGTCGCAGCAATAGCGGACGGCGTATTTTATAAGACGTGGAAAGGCTACAGCGCCACAACATTAAAGCATATAAACGAATATAGAACGGCGGCAAGGCTTGCCCCCTTATCAAAAAAAGAGTGGATCGCCCTGCCGACGACGGCGCAAGTCGTAGACAATGAAACCGGGGAAATAATACTGGATATATAAAAATATCGCCGTTGCGGCGGCGTTAAATAGTACATTAAGCCGCAAGCGTGCCGCCAACATTGGCGGCGGTTGTAAACAGTCAATACAATTAAAGGCGCAAGCCGGAAAGGGTAAAAAAATGTATTGGAAAAAATCAATAGAAGAAGTCAAGAAAGAGTTAGCAAGCCGGGCAGAGTTTAACAGGGCAGCGGCGGCGGCGTGGGACGCCGTAACGATCAAGCGCAAGAAAGACGGCAGCGACTATAAAAACATAGCGGCAGCCGTAGACGGCGCAAGAATTGCGCCGGATGTCATAGGCAATACAGAAATCTGTGTTTGTTTTAAGGCTAACGGGCGTTACGAACATGACACAATATCTATTTACGGATATTGTGACGAATTGCCCGCAACAGATCCCCGCTATAAAAAGCCGGACGGCTGGCAGCGTATAAAGTATATTTTTACCGCCGCAGAAGTTGAAAACGCAATACAAAAAAGAATTGCAAGGTGTAACAATTATGCCGCCGAATATGGCAACGACATCACCAGGGCGGACGCTTTAGGCAACGCCTACAGATCCGCCGTAGAAGCTGCCGAAAAAGCGTTGGCAGATGCTACAGATCACTACAAGCGCACGCCGAACGGGGGGCTGCACACATCAAGCCTTTTCTGGCTAATAACTGAACAGGCATAAAAGGGGGGCGCAAAATGAAAATGCCAAAAGGAATAAACAAAAATCAGTTGCTTGCCGCCGCCGGATATAGGGAGCGGGATATTATAAGCAACTGCAAGGGCTGGAGCTTTTCAGAAAACAACGGTTACAACCTCTATACATTTTATCACAAGGACGGCGAACACTCCGCAACCTGGAGTGCAACGCTTGCCAGGTGGATCAACTAAAAGAGAACAGGCGCAAGGGCGGCAAGCTCCGCCCTTGCAGGTCAAAAGAACAAGCAGCCGAAAGGCGGAAAGGTGGAAAAAATGGGGACTATAAACTACGGAACAAGCAATTATATAACTATGGGTATTAAGCCCGTTGACGGCTGGGATTTACTCCATGATCCAGAGTTAAAAACAGAAATAGAAGCAGAAGTCGAAGAGTACGGCGGCAGCCTTGAAGAAGCGGCGCAGAGTTTAGCAGACGACTACAACGAGGCAGATTACGACAACGCTAAAGAAATATACGAAAAATACGACTTCAATTATTTTGAAATAACAATGAATTACGGTTATTACGACGGATTTTACTTTGATATTTCCCCGGCGAGCTATGCAGATCTGGAAACATACAAAGACAAGCGCAACGCACAAAAGGAAATAACGCAGATTAAAAAAATGTTTGTTGAGCTTGCTGGCGTTGGCGTTGTTGCTTGTTCCCCCGGCTGGGGTACGAGTTATAGGGACTATAAGGGAACGCTAAAAGAGATTAACAAGGCAATTAAGCAGATGAGGGAAGAAGTGAAGGCATCACTAACGGATCTGCAACTTGCACGGCGTAGTGCATAGCAGAATAAAGCCGTCCGGGCGGCTATAAATAGGCGTTAAGCCCGGAGCGTCCGCAAGCGGTCAACGGATCGTTTGCGGGGTCGTGGGAACATCAAGCAATCGAGAATTAACAGAGCGAAAAACAAACTGTTGCGCTTACAAGCTGAAGACACCACATTAAAAACGGCGAGAGGAAACAAGACGGCGCAACCAAAACACAACAGGCAGAGCGACAGCCGAACGGATCAAGGCAGAGCCGAACAGGAAACAGGGAAACGACAACCGAACGACCGCAAGCCCCCAAACAATTATCAGTAAACAATCAAAGGCAGCCGGAAGGCAGAAGGGAAACAAACAAATGTCAAGTTATGAAAGAGGAAAAGAAAAGGCAAGGGAGCTTGCTATGGAGTTTCAGCAGTCATTCTTTGACGGTAAAATCTGGTATTGGAGCGAGCTTGCCGAAGCATACGAAGACTTCTACAAGTTAGGGAAAAGGTACGGACTGATCCGTGAGTTTAGGGAAAACGGGATAATATAACGAGGTCAAACAAATGATATTCAGCAGACACAGACAGGCAAAACCGACAATGCCGAGCAGACCGCAAACGATCACCTGGAGAACGCCAGACGGCGAGTATTACAACATCAGCAACGAAGCCCTTAAGGCAGAGCATACGCTGATCGCAGGCACGACGGGCTGCGGAAAAACAACATTCCTTCGGAGCATATTCCAGGCGGCTCTGGTGCAGTATAGTCCGGCTGATGCAAAGTTTATACTAATCGATCCGAAGATGTTTGAGCTTACGGAGTACAAAGACCTACCCCATACGATCCGTTACACGGACAGCAAACAGGGAGCAGCCGAAGCCCTGGAGCTTGCAAGCGCAATGCTTGACGAGCGAGCTATGGAGCTTAAGCGGAGCAGAGGGAAGCACTACGACGGGGCTGCCGTGTATGTAGTCATAGACGAGCTTAACGACTTGCTGATAAGCGAGTACGGCGCAAGGATCAAGCGAGCTATGGAGCATTTAATCACGCTGGGGCGAGCATTAAACATTCACCTGATAGCATGTACGCAGAACCCAAACGCAAAGACGATCCCGGCTAACATCGTAGACTGTTACACTTGCCGCTACGGGCTGAAGTGTATGCGTGATGTTCAGTCAAGGCAGATAGTCGGCATAGGCGGTTGCGAGCTTCTACCGAAGCACGGGCAGACGATAGCCGCAATCAACGGCGAGATAGCAAGATACAAGCTCCCCTATGTAACCGAGAGCGAGATCACGCCGCTCCTGGAGTATTGGATGAGCAGCAGATGCAGAGCATAGAGAGGACGGACAGAACAATGACAGTTAAGGACATAATCGAGATCGCAACTGAGCAGACCACAGTTGAGGTCATCACGAACTACGGTGAAGATACCGAGATCATCGGCAAGGCAGACGGCAAGGACACCATCGAGCCAGAAGTCTTGGAAGCCGAGGTCGTGACAATAAGCACCGAGGACAACAGGATCGTACTTGATGTAATGCCTAAATACTTCTGGTATGTAACAGTTGACGGCGAGGACGGCTTCACGGTTGAGTTCTACTGCAAGGCAGATGCTGAATACCAGGCGAGAATGATGGCAGAGGTAGATCACATCGAAGGTAATATCGAGATCGTAAAGGAAAGGATATAAGGTGCAGACGATGATACTTTACACAGACGAAGCAAGGGCGAGCTGGAAGAAAACCGCTGGGGAGCTACGGAGCAAGATTGTTTCAGGTGCTGAAATAAGCTACCTTGACGCAAAAAATCTTTGCCAGATATTAGGTATGTTCTACGACTATGTAGACAAAGAAGCGCAGAGAACGCTTGACACGCCGAGCAAGGCGAGCTAAAATATATATACCTTTCTACCCCTTCAGGTATAAAGATTGTTTACGGCAAAAGACCACGGAGCGATCCGTGGTCTAATGCTTTGTCAGGAAGTTTATGAGCAAAACGCCGATTTCAGCGTGCGCTTTCTGCGGTCGATATACTTATCCACTATGCTCCCAAAAGTCCGTCAAATCGTCTGTTTTGGGGCTTAAAATCGAAGCCGAGGTTATGGTATCGAACGCTTCCACGATTTTATCCGGCGAGATATAGGTTATCAGCACCTTGACCGCTACCTTGAGCTTTTCGTTTTCCCGACGCAGATCGTTTATCGTTCTGTCCTGTTCTGTCATTTCTCGACCTCGAAGACTTGTATCTTGGTGCAGACTATATCAGCGTTGGGTATCACCCTTGCCGTTTCACTTGCGACCTTCCTCTCCCACATCTTCATCATTTTGTCATCCATTATGCACCTTTCGGCATTGTCCTTGAAACTGTCGTCGAGTTCCATCGTGACCTCTAACTTGTATACGACTGTCATTTAATCGTCCTCGCTTTCTGCTATGTCATTGAGATATGCCGCCGCTATTCCTTCTGCCGTTGGGAGTTCCTTGAGCGGGCTACCGCCGACATTGAGCGTGAGCTTACTGTCAGGTTCTTTGTAGCCGAAGTATTGCTTTGACCGCCAAATGGACGGCACATAAGGAACGAGGTTGTCATACATCGCCTTGCCCTCTATCGACTTCATCCGTGTCAGGGCGAGTTGCAGAATGTTTTTCCTGTGAGTTGTGCAGCCGTCACCTATCAGCCACTTCTTGAGCGTTTCATCATCCACGCCGAGGAACAGGGACAGAGTTTCAAATATCGGGAGTTCGCCCTTGCTTGCACAAAGGTTAAAGTATTCGTCTATCCGGCTCTCCACCTCATCGTCCTTCTCGACCTTTTCCCTGACCCATGCCGAGGTCTGGGTTATGAGCTTGGCGATGTCGTTCTTGGGAGCAGAGGACTGTCCCCTTTCAGCATACGCCGTGTTCGGCTTCTTGTAGTAGTTGTTAGCCATTTCTCTTTAGCCCCTTTCTCCGTAGGTTTTCGAGCTTGCAGTTCGTAGGATCTCCGTCTATATGCTCTATCTCTCCGTCCCCTTCGAGCGCAAACACCTCGGCTACGAGCGAGTCCACATTCTTTGTTGTTGCCGTGGGCTTGCCGTTGTATGTCCAGCGCAGTTGAACGGCATAGTTGCCATAGTAACCGAGCTTGGGCTTTAGGAATGTACCACCCCCAGCCATCACTTCGCCCTGATCCGAAACATAGAACCTATCGCCATATCCGCAAAGTTTCTTGAACACTCCCGGATGCCCTTCTATTATTCTTTCGACATCGTATGGGTCTATCCCTTTTCGGTAAAACGGGCATCTGCGGTCAAAGCGAGTATCGGACAGTATCTTGCACCGAGTTCCTTTGTTGAACATGCAGTCTGTCTTCCTCTGTTTGCACTCCATCTTCTACCACCTTATTTTAAGTCCTGTGTAGTTGTTGATGATGTCGCAGACCTTATCGAGTGAGATCAATTTCTTGTCTACTGCATCTGCGTATCTTGTCACTCCGTCCCAAACTTGGCATATCCGCTCCGCATTGAAGTCTTCATCGTCCATCAGGTACGCTGCGAAAAGTATCATCGCCTTTGCGGACGCTTCCTTTGCGATCTCGTCTATCTTTCGTGGGGTGAGTTCTATCTTCTTATATCTGCTCATAGTAGTTCTTCTGGGATGTCCTCGCTCCAGCTTCCAGAACCGTCAGGTCTGTCGTATCGGTCTTCTTCTGCCGTGACATACTCGATCTTGGCGATGACCCCGACATACTGATTTCCGTTTGCTTTCCAGGTACTGACCGCAAGTATCTCAACGAGCCTTATCTGGTCATTGCTTCCTTTAGCCCACGGATAGTCGCCGTTGACAAGGATATTTATGAAGCCGTCCTTGTGCAGAGTTCCGTCCTTTGAGTGGTGGTATTGGGGGATAGAAAACTGTGTCTTCTTCCCCCCATCCAACACCCTTGCGGAGTACGGTTTCAGTAACTGACCGACCTTTATCATTCCTCTTTCCCCACGAGCTTGCAAACCTCGTCATAGTCCTTCTGCTTGATGTCCTTGGTGGATGTATAGCCTTTTGCTATTATCATGTTCTTCACCTCATCGACATTCTTTCCGGCTTCTTTGCCGATTGCGTACAGCCTCTTGATTTGACTTGTGGTTATCGGAGCATCGTCTTTTGCCGTCACCTTCATCTCTTCATAGTTCTTGGTGATGTAGGTTTCGTCCTCGATGTCCTGTGTAAACAGATCGCTGCCGCCGCATATTGAGATAGCCGCCGATGTTAAAGCCCTCTTCTGCGCCATCTTCAGCGTGGAGTTCGCAGCATCATACGCCCCTGCAAAGCCAACTCTTTTTTCAAGGGTGTTCGCAGATCCGTAGGAGCTTGTGAAGACTATCTCCTGTCCTGTCGGAAGAAGTTTAACGAGATCGCAACGGACGGTGTAGAAGAAGAACGGCGAAGGTTCGGTCTGCTCTATCTTGCTTTCGATATGGTATCTCTGCATCAGTCCGTAGGCGAAGCATATCTTCTCCGCTCCGCTCTTGTAAAGGCTGGGCTTCTTGGTCTTCGGTATTACGCCGAAGTCCACATCCCTTTTCAGCGTCTGCGGAACACCGCCAGGAACGCTTATCTCGTAGTTCATTCGCTTGGGGGCGACTATCGCTTTCTGCCCCTCATAAAGTGTCAGTTCGTTACTCATACCTATAAAAGTCCTTTCCCATTATTTCGTTACAAAGATCAAATACTTTCTTCATTCCCAAGCCCTTCTCGTTGGGTATCCATATCTGCTTGGGGTTCCAATTTTTCCAATCACCGTCATATTCAGGAGCGGTGGGATCGTAGTCTGGGTTATCCGTCCACCCCCCCCCACCCAACGCAAACTCATAGAGTTTTGGGTGAGTTCTTGCAAGCCTTTGAAACCTCGTTTCGCCCTTCTCGCTATGAAACCCGAAAGCGCAGTATATACATCCTGTCCTGTCGCACCCTGTGCATTTCAGTTCTCCATAATCACCTATTAGGTTGGTAGGTGGGTACTCATATCCGTTGTCATCCACCATCACTATATCGCCGTAGACGGAGCATATCGGAATGTCGTGTTCCACAATGTACTGAAGCACATCTTGGTTCGTCCAAAAGGAGAGCGGTTGACTTTTGGGGGTCGTACTGTCCCACGCATTGCACCCCGTCCGTAGCCACCCTTGTTCCCTTACTCTGCTTTCATCGGTCATAGTCCCAAGAATAGGTACAACGCCGTTTGCCTTTTGATACTTCTTCATCGGGGCTTTCTTCAGTTTGTTGCAACAGATGTGCGAGATTTTCACAGGCAAGTCCCTTGCTATCGGAAGATACCGTTCTTTATTAAATTGCGAAGGAGTATATTCCTCAAAAGTATTCTCCGTCTGTGTCGCTACCCCGGTTTTGAACCCTCGGAGTTCGTGCCGTCTTCGTTCTCCCTTCGGATATTTGTACCACGAAACTCTGTTCTTTTCTTGATCGTGTGCACCCCCCCCCCCCCGGTGGATATTTCCCTGTTAGAACTGTTCGTCTGTTCGGGGCGGGGCTTGTTGCGATTAACTT